TGTGAAGCTGTAGGCGGACAAACCGCTCTTGGCGCATTGATTGGCAAGGATCAGGGTTTTGTCTGGCATTTATTGAACCGCGCAAATTCGATCAAAGCGGATGTTGCGGTGGATATTTCTCAAGTCAGTGGCGTCCCGCTTGATGCAATAATCAAAGACTTTTTCCCCACCCCTTCCAAGGCGGACGCGGCATGAGTGGGGGTGTGTTATCGTTTCTTTTGGGTGGTTCTGCTGTAGCGCTCATCTGCATCAATTTGGCGTCAAGCCTTTGGGCGGAACGCAATGCGGATAAGTCATTCTTAAAAGCGATTTCCAAACATTCTGCTTTCCCGCGCTGGCGCGAATTTAAATCCGCATCGAATTACTTGGCTGCCACGGCGTTTGTGGCTGCGATAGTTCCAGAGCGGTCTTTCGCCCTCTTCGCGCTAATCCTCGCATTCTTTTTTTGGCGGTCGGTAAGCACCTTTTGGGTCATTTATAAAGCGCAAGAACGCGGGCATTCCCATGACTAGCCCGCTCATCCGCCCCGTCGCTTTTGCTCGTCTACAGATTGCCAGAAGACGCTTACCCGCGCCCTCTCAAGCAATCCTGGATGAGAAGTGTAACCGTGACTCTGCTTCCACTCATCTAAACTTACGACGCTGGGTTGCCGCCCGTCTGCGTCGACTCTCTGTGTCCGATCTTCGGGTCGCTTTGCCATGCTTGGATACAACAGCATGAGCGAGACAATGAAAATATCAGATATAGCCCAATGCGGGCAACAAGTGGACCTTTCCAGTCTATGTCAAATGGCGTGGACTTCCGCCGAGCGCATGAGTTGGGCGCTGGCTGACATAGGTCTCGATTACTCCATTTCCTCTTGCAAGCGCGTCCGTTCGGGACGTGGCGATCCGTCCTATTCGATGGGCTACGCCATTGCTGCGCTCGCAGAGGCTAAAATTGAACACGACATAGAAACGCGCCGTGAACGGCTGCGAAAGCTACGGAAAAGACGGCATGACTAGACTTCACGCGGTGGCTTACCGCGCGCTCTCCGCATTGTCTGACGGGTCCGGTTGGATCGGTGAACGCCTGCTTGATTGGGCTGAATGGCACAGAGCGAGGGCAGGCAAATGACCGACACACTCCAAGACCTCAAAGAGAAGCTAGGCCAAGCACACCGCGAAGCCGACAGGCTGGAACGTGAGCGCCACAAGGCCAACTACTACAGACACTTCGATCAGGCGAAAGTCTTGGACCGCTCTTACAAAGCACAGCGCCAGAAAATCCACGAACTCAACGCACAGATCGCAGCGATGGGGGCGGGGGCATGACTGAGCGCCGTAACATCGACCTAGCCCGCCGTGCCTGCATTGCGAAGCACACCGCCTTTCTGAGTAAGCATGAAAGCGACCTTTCAGACCATGATCTCCGTGCGGTGAAGTTGAGAAACATGTTCCTAATGGCGGGTGGCGATCCGTTTGAACATTCATTTTACGAAGGGGTGACGCCATGACGCCGCAATCTGCGAAAGCCAAAGGTCGTCGCTTCCAACAATGGGTGAGAGATATTCTCCGCTCATACCTTGATCTGGAAGACGATGACGTAACGTCACGGTCGATGGGGGCGGGCGGGGAAGACATTCTCCTGTCACCAAAAGCGCGCGCTGTTTTTCCCTATTCCATCGAATGCAAGAACACAGAACGCCTCAACATTTGGTCTGCCTACAAGCAAGCCGACGCCAACTCCGGCGATTATGAAGCGGTCGTTTTTATCACACGTAACCGCGCGCCGAACTTGGTCGTTCTGGACGCAGAATATTTCATCGACATGCACAGGCCGGAGCCTGCGCTGCAACCGAGCAAGGGCGGGCTTTAAACAGCCTTCTCCATTCCGGGCTGGCCCGCCCGCTAATGCAACCGGAATGAAGAACAGAAAGGAATGGAAATGCCTTACACACGAAAGCGAGGCCCGTCATGAGCCTCAGAATTATCACAGCCGATGAACGGCTGGAACGACAATCCGGCGTCAAAGCGTTGGTGGTCGGCCCCGCAGGTGTTGGAAAAACGACGCTGTTAAAGACACTAGATCCAGCGAAGACGCTTTTCTTTGATCTGGAAGCGGGCGACTTGGCGGTGAAAGACTTGCCAGTCGATCAAATGGCTCCACGCACATGGCAGGAGTGCCGCGAGTTGGCCTGTCTGATCGGCGGACCGAACCCTTCATTGCCCGACAGCGAGCCTTACAGCCAAGCGCACTATGACGCGATGGTTGAAAAGCATGGCGCAATGGACCTGTCTAAATACGACACGATCTTCGTAGACAGTCTGACTGTTGCGAGCCGCCTTTGTTTCACATGGGCAAAGCAACAGCCTGCCGCCTTTAACAAAAAGGGCGATCAGGATTTGCTTGGCGCTTACGGACTGAACGGACGCGAGATGATTGCGTTCGCCACGCAGCTCCAACATGCGCGCGGCAAGAATGTCGTCCTTGTTGCCATCGAGGAAATGAAGACGGATGACTATGGTCGGAAGTCATATCAGATCCAGATGGAGGGCGGGAAAGCAGGTCGGGAAATTCCCGGCATTGTTGACCTTGTTCTGGCTTACAACTTTGTGACGTTTGACGGGAAGCCCGTTCGGACCTTTGTGACAGACGCCTTCAATGAGGGTGGTTTCCCCGCAAAGGACCGCTCAGGCGCTCTCGATCAATATGAAGAGCCTCACCTCGGCAAGGTCTTTGCCAAAATCAAAACGCAGACGCGCCCCGCTACCAACGACAGCGCGCCTGCGGCCTCACAATCCCAAAACAAAGAAATGGAGACGGCATAATGTTTGACTTCAACACAGCCGAAAAGCAACAGTCTGGCGGATTGATCCCGAAAGGGGCAATCGTTCCAGTCATCATGAACCTGAGACGCGGCGGCGAATCCTATGACGGGATGGGTCCGAACGATGGCGGTCTGTTCAAGGCTACCAATGCGGGCGATGCCTTCATGCTGGACGTGGAATACACGGTCACAGCAGGAGAGTATAAAGGCCGCAAGATTTGGGAAATGATCTGCGCCAAAGGCAACGGGTCTAAAGGCCACAATACTTGGCAGGATATTGCGCGCACGAAGCTGCGGGCAATCATCGAGTCCTCTCGCAACATTGATCCTGATGACGGCTCAGAAGCCGCTATGAAGGCCCGCCAGATCAACGGCTATATTGAACTGGATGGCGTGGAATTCTGCGCCCGCGTTGGTGTCGAAAAGGACGAAGAATACGGCGATAAAAACAAGCTGACTGCCGTTACGCCGAACGACAAAGCCTATCTCAAACCGGGGGAAGCGCCAGCGCCGAAGGCGGCGGCTTCTACTCAGGAAGAAGAGCCAAAGGCCAAGCCTAGCTGGGCCGCGTAATGCGGGAGAAACACGACGAACAGGAAAGGGCCGCGTTTGAACGCGCGGTCCAAGGTTTACGCGATAGCACATCAGCGGTGAGCGGGCTTCCTAAGTCCAAGCTGCAAAGCATGGCGCAGGACGTGATTAGCGCATGGCTGGCTGGACGCTCTCAAGTGATGCTCATGGAAGCACCTGAGACAGTGATTGGCGGGTCTTTGCTTAAAGAGACGCCGGGGCGCGTTCCGGTCTTGGAGCCTTACATTGAGAAGGCTTTGCCTGCTTTGGGCAACCTCGATTTGCCGTGGGACAAGCCGATTGCCGAATGGGAGAAGCCGGAAGTCGTCCGATTGCTCTCAGCGGGCATGGCGCAAGCGCTCCTCTTTGAAAAGCACACGCTCGATCAAATCCCTTTTCCTGACAATCCAGCAGGGAAGATTGCCGCGTGATTGACCTGAATTCCCATAAGCACAAACTTCCTAAAGCGGCGCGCGACGTGTGCGACGTGATGGATGCGGCGCTAGAGGCGCAAGAGCGCAGCCAGAGAGACTATCTCGGCGCGTCCGCCATTGGCGAGCCATGCTCTCGCAAAATCCAATATCAGATGAAACAGCCGGAACAATTTCCGGCGAAGCTATACCGAATTTTCGAGCGCGGCCATGACGGCGAAGAGCGCGCAATCCGCCATATGAAGTTGGCGGGCTTCAAGATCAAAACACACAAAGAAAACGGCCACCAAATTGGCTTTGTCAGCGGCAAGGGCCGCTATCGGGGGCATGTGGACGGAATCATTCTGGAAAGCCCTGTGGAGGGCATTCAGACGCCCTGTCTTTGGGAGCACAAAGAGGTTTCCGAGAAGGGTTTTAAGGCAGTGCAATCGCGCGGCGTTAAAAAAGCCTATCCGAAATATTACGACCAAATCACGCAGTATCAGGCTTATCTCGATTTGCCAGCGCCCGCCATGTTTATGGCAACTAATGCCAATACGCAGGAGCGCTATGTCGAGATGATACCGTTCGACGCGAAGCGCGCTCAGGAAGTCACCGACAAAGCGGTCAACATCTTACAGGCGAATGAGGCGAACGAAATGCTTCCGCGTCCTTACGTGGACGCAGACGGGTTCGGCTGTCGGTTCTGCGCTTACAAAGAGGAGTGCTGGGCTGATGCTTGATTTCAATGATGCGCTTCCGCAATCCTTTTGGGATCAGCCGCGCGCAACGGACAAAGAGGAAATCAAAGACCGATTGAACGGGTCAGCGCGGGCCTTTGTCCGCTCTATTCTGCCGCGCGCTATTTTTACAGGGCAGGAAGCCCGCGTGGGTAATGTGGACGGCGAGCCAGGAGGTTCGCTGTCTATTTGCCTGAATGGTCCTGAAACGGGCAAATGGTATGACCACGCGACAGGCGAGGCAGGAGGTGACTTCCTCTCTCTTTACCAAGCCGTGATGAAATGCGACTTTCCGACTGCCGTTCAGGAAACATCGCATTGGCTGGGTGATGCGTCTTATACGCCACGCGCGCGAAACGTTATCACAAGCCGAATTGAACGGCACAAAGACAAGCCAGATCCGCCGAAAGATCAACGTCTCCACTGTGAGGCGCAATATCAATATCGCCAGAAAAACGGCGACCTCAACGCCACAGTTTACCGCTACCGTAATCTGGATGGGACAAAGACGTTTCGGATGCGCCGCGCAGATGGGCAGTGGCGAGCGCCGGAAATCCGAACGCTCTACAACCTAGAAAACATACACGACAAGCCGCGTGTGGTCGTCGTGGAGGGCGAGAAGTGCGTTGATGCGCTCGCCTCGGTCGGGATCGACGCCACGTCGCACATGGGCGGCGCGAAAGCCCCTCTCAGTCAAACGGACTGGACGCCTCTTGCAGGCAAGCATGTCATCCTGTGGCCGGACAATGATGAGCCGGGGCAGGAGTTAATGGACGCGCTGGAAATCGAGTTGGACATACTCGGTTGCAAGGTTGAGCGCGTTAACGTGCCGGAACGTGTCAGCGGATGGGACGCTGCCGACGCCTTGGCGGACGGTGAGGACGTTGAGACGATATTAAGGGGGGCGGCAAAGCCGGACGAAGACGCCTTAGTCCTGTCAAACTTCGCAGATGGCGAAATCCCGCAAATGCGAGATTGGCTATATGAGCCGCTTTTAATCGGCGGGTGTCTTACGGTCATTCCCGCGCCGCCTGGAACGGGCAAGACAACCTTTTCGCTACAGCTTGCCGTCAATTTTGCGATGGGTCGGACCTTTTCAGGATGTCACTCTTGGAAGGCTGGAAACGTCTTAATCGTCAACGGCGAAGAACCGGAGCATGAAATTCGTCGGCGGTTCATGGCGGCGTGTGTTGAGCATGACTTCAACCCTTCTGAAGTTGCTAACCGTGTTCATTGGGTGTCGGGTTATGATCTTCCGAAAGGTATCTGTCTGGCTCATTATGACGCCAAGTCACAGACTGTTCAAAGAGGCGCAGACGCCAAACGCATCATAGACGCTGCGCGGTCAATTAACGCAAAACTTATCATCTTGGACCCTGCGGCGGAGCTTGCCAGCATCGAAGAAAACTCAAACCCTCAACAAAAAGAGTTTGGGCGCATCATGCGTAACATCGCGATGGAAACGGGTTGCGCCGTCCTTGCCTTCACACACACGCCTAAGAGCGCCACAGGCGAAGACGCGGGCGATCCTTACGTCATTCGCGGCGTT